GAATCGGGGTATGCCCAATTACCCATATTCCTCCATTTTATTCCATAATGATCCAATAATCATTTTCATATAACATCTTTAGTATAATATTGTTCTATAAAAAACCAGGGGTATTAAGAACTATCCTATATTTTGGACATATTTCATATGCTCATATGGGTTATATATTACGTGTTCTTATATAGGCTATTATGATTGTTACTATGGCTATAATATAAAAGAAGATAAACATTTATTACCCCCGATTATTTGTTATTTTTGTGAAAGATATATAGCAATAGCCATATAGTTCCAGATGATATTAATAACATATAAACTGCTGATTGGTAGATAATGTCCATATTTCTACCCCTCCATTTCCCAATCGCCTTTGGCGTCATGGCTAGCCACGTGCGATTCCATGGCTTCTGTATAGTCATCTATAGAATCGCCCTGTATTGGTAGGCTATCTCGACATACTAGGCATATTGCCATATCGTCTTCTATTATCCACATAAATTAATTATACATCCTATTCCCCTGTATACCAAATTGATATCACCTTATATAAATAGTTTTGTAGATTACTTCCTGAGTCTTGTATATAGTCCAGATATAGTTGAGCATACGTTCTTTCTAACCACCCTGGAAAATTGACAATAATTTGATACAAAGATATAAAAACTGTTCTATCCCAGATGATCAAAAATCCTGTGATAAAAGATAGGATCTTAATGCTACGCATAGTAATATTATATACCTATCAAGCCTTAATATCGTCCTCATCTATACTATCTTCATCTATTAATAGATAGTCTATGTAGGCTTGCATTTCATTCATAACACTACTTACTGCCTTTATATAATGCCTTACAGCAGGATCACTATTGTATTCTAATTCCTTTTCATATTCTTTCATAGTCATTAAGATGCTATAAAAATCAGACATCGTCTCTACCCTCGATTTGTTGTGAGTTGTACCCTCTTTGAGCCAGCCCACCATCGTCTTCCCAAGAATCATTATTTTCTTTAACAACACACCAAATTTTAAAATCACCATAGTTATAAGCATCTGGAATAGTTTGATGGTTTTCCCAAAACATGTCCTGAGTATCGTCAGTTAATTCTTCTTTACATCTGTCACATCTAGTCATCTTCTTGCTCTTCCTTTGCCTTTAACCAATAAGGTGTGCCATCCTCATCAATATCAGATCCTAGTTTGTTTAAGATATCATCATTGTCTTTTACATATCTTTTAATATATGATGCAAAGTCTTCATCTGCTAATTCTTTAGTTACCCTATTTTGACGAAGATAGTCTTGCACTTCTTCAGGAGTCATGTCGGGTCTATGCCACTCTACCATGAGTCCTTACCTTTTTTATCCTTTTCATATTGTCTATAAACTAAATAGCCTACTCCTAATATTAATAATAGATCTATCATTGACTACCCCCCAAAATCATTCCAAAGAATCTTTTAACCTTATCAGTCAAGGTCTTGATTGTTTCTATAAAAATATCAGACTCATTACGAACAGCCAATTCTGCATCGACATCTAACTCAATGTTAGTCTTTAGAGAGTTTATTGAATCATATTGAAATTTTGCCCAAGCAGGATAGTCAACAGTAATAGAACTAGGACTATCAATATCGCTTTGAGTCATATCAATATTTACAGAACTATCGTTTGTTTTTGTGGATTTAAACTTAGTGTCAATGTTTTCAATACCTGTTTCTAATCTCTTGCCATCAGATGCTGTTTTAGAAGGTATAAGTTTTCTTTTAATAACTACCTCTCCATCAGAGTTAGAACTAGCATTGGTCATATCAAATGATTTATCTGAGTTGTTCCACTTAACATCTGGACCACTGTAACCAGCAACGTTGCCATCATCTGTATGGTTAGTTTGAAACCTTAGATTACAATTTGTACAACCCATGTATTCTATTGGAAGAATGCCATTCCAAGATCCACTTGGACCGCAGACATCTATAGTGCATACGATTACTCCATGAACTATATTAGTAACTGGGTCTACAACAGCCCAGCCACCAACGCCATTAGAGGCCTCTGCAGGTGGTACATAGGCTTCTGTAGTAGTTTCAGTAGTTATCACTACTTCTTCTGCAAAAGCAGGTACAGCAACAAATGTTAATAATAAACTTAATATTACTTTAAATGTTTTATTCATTGTCAAGGTCTTTCTGGCAATAATCACAAGGCTCTACACCAGCAAGGCAAAGGGTATTTTCATTAATGATCTTTTGAGCCATCATTATTTCTCTACGATGAAATGAATTTCTAACAATAGTATCCATCTTTAGATCTTGTTCATCTCTATCTTTTCTTACTATATCTGATATGCTTTTTGCACCAAAGACAGAGGCCTCATTCTTGCCTGCTTGCACAGATCTTTCTACATTGTTCATAATAGATTCAATACCGTCTTCATTATAAAATCTAGACATAACTACCACCTTTTTCTGTTGATATGCTTACCTTTATTCTTATAATCCATTATAGTTATTGAGACAGCAAATGTCAATAGGAGAAAGGCTAGTAATGCTACTCCCTTTTCTAACGTAGTTAGATGAGAGGATATATCATACATATTTTCGCCGAACTTCATTCTTCTTCTATCCAGTCTTTATTTAATAGTTCTTGAGGTATTATTTTGCCCCATTGATTTTCTATACCGATTTTCCAACCTTCTTCAGCCGAGATCCAACCTAATAGTTTTACTGTTCGATATTCTGCGTCCGCTAACTTAGCACCCCAAATAACCCAATCAGGCTTTAGGGTATCTTTTTCGCGAACTGTAGGACCAGATTGAGTCCTCACTCTTCTAACCTCAATGTTACGGCCAACATCTGGCATGTCTTTATATTTTTTGTGCTTTCTTCCATCCCAAACTGATCCATGCCAGTATTGATTAGTATATTTTGCTACTGCTAATTCACATATTGAAGATGCTGCTTGAGCATTACGATCTTCTTCTTTATTGTTATTTTGATAATATGAGGCATCTGACTTACCCCAGTTTTCTGTAAATCTTCTTACGCCAACTGCGTATGCGTGTTCATATTCCCATGGTTCTAATTCAATTATCACTTAATTCCCATCATCTTAGAGGATAGTTTAATTATATATGATCTTGCCTTACTTGGCAATACCCTAATTAATAATCCAAATATCAATGATGGTATGAACATTAAGAATAGTCTAAATTTCATCAAGACCTAACTCCTTTACAAGTTTATACTTAGGCATAGCACCCTTAGCAAATTTAACTATTTCAGTTTCTTCCCCTGTTTGTTTGAGAAGAATATATGTTGGAATAGAGGCTACATTGTAATTTGATACCATTGCAATATCTTGATCTGCATCTATCCTTACAATTTCAATGTTAGGATATTCTTCTTCTACCTGATCTATAATTGGAGCCATCATCTTACATGGCTGACACCAATCTGCCCAAAAATCTAACAATAAGTATTTCAAATTAGATCTTCAAACAAAGATTCTTGACCATTAGGAAGTTCTATATTATCTTCCCATACTCTAAATACAACCATGCATGGATCTTCTCCATTTTCCCATGATTGTTCTTCTTCGTCTGTCATGTATCCTGTATCGTGAGTATCACAAAATGCTTCTGATATCCACTTGTTAGCAAGACCTAAGTCACGCCATTCAAAGAAATCAATTACTGCTTTATATTCTGCAATAATTGTTGCTTTTTGTGAATCCCACTGTGACCAATCTGACATTGTCATACTAATGTATCCCACTTATCTTCAGAAACAATTTTAAAGCCATCACTTCTTTCTAACACAAGTACGCTGTGATTAAATAAACCAAAATGATCTTCTAAGTTTTTAATTACTTTTTCAACAGGAAGCGTTGAGCATGTGTATAAATCAAATTGCATAAATGCTGGATCTGTTTCATCCCAAACGTGCATAGCAATGTGAGAGGTCTCAATCATAACTAATGCTGTAAGTCCACGATTTCCTTCTTTAGTTACATATGAAGCAAATGGTCCTTGAATAGTTTTCATACCAATAGAGTTGACTAACTCTTGCATCCATGCTATAGTCTGTTTCTCATTGGTTGGTGGCAATAATGAATATCCGTTTATTAATACATGATTATGAAGTGCCATATATATTCCCAATCTATTAGGTATCTATAATATCAAAAAGCAGGGCTGTTGTCAACCCCGCTCCTTGTCTTTTCCCTACTAAGGAAAGTCTGTAGTATTATCTTACTACAATTTCTTTAGGTTGTAAATGCTTTGGTAGATATTTTTTTAGACGTACTTTAAGTAGTCCATTTTCTACCTCGGCTGATTCAACTTCAACGTGTTCTCCTAGAGCAAATGTAGAAGAGAATGATCGTGTAGCAATTCCTTTATGTAGGAATTCTGTAGTATCTTCTCTTTCCCCAATTGTTCCAGAAACACGGAGTTTGCCCATATCCATCATGACCTTGACATCTTTTTTATCAAAACCAGCAACAGCGAATTCTAATTCAAATTCATTGTCATCAATTTTTTTGATGTTGTAAGGTGGATAATTTGAGATATGTTTGTTGAGGTCATTTTTTAATCCCATCAACTGATTAAATGCATCATCAAAACCTAAGAAAAAAGGTTCTAGTTGCATTTGTCGCATTAGTGAACTTACCATGTTTTTGCCTCCTTTGCAGCGAGTTATTTGCTACCCCCCATTCGGCAGGGCAACTATAATATTATATCAGTCTATCTGGAATTTGTCTATGCTCTACTTCTAAAAGTTCGCCTTGGTGGTGTGCGTTTATATCTTTTCTAACCCAAGTCATTCCATAGGAATCTTCCATATTGTTTACACCCTCTCTTCTCAATAGCCTTTCAGCCATTGATTGAAATGCTGGATCATCACTTAAGTTTAACAAATTATTATGATACCAAGGTAAGTCATAGAATGCTGGAGCGTTTACTAAAAGCATTCCTGCCGTTGTCCAGTGCTCTTGTATAGGTGGATCTTGACTAATTTGTTTTCCACTTAAACCATACTCTGGAACATTTACACCAACTAATGGCCTATCTACTTCTAATAACTTTTCAACAATTTGAGCATTTAAAGATATATCTGAGTCTACATACAAGATGGCTTGATAATTTATTACCCCCAAGTTTTCTTCAGTACAATCTTCTCCCCAGTGGTGGCCACTAGTTTTTCTATATCTTTGTGCAAACTCTCTAATTAGATTACGACCTGTTTCAATCCTTATCCACCTGTTGCTAAAAGTTACTTTTGATTGCATATCATTTATTGTATAAGTCCAATAGTCTCCATTTACCTCTTTTAATGCAGAAATAACATCAGCAAATGGCTCTAGTCCTCTACTGTCTAGTTCAAAAGAAGCAAAAAATTTAACGTTTGGAAACATATTTATAATATTCATCCTATCTTGAATCCAGGACATGTGCTCTCTTTTATCACACTTCCAAGCAACTAATGGAGTCCCTATTACAAAATGTTTATTATAATCAATTGGTTTTAACATGGCTATCCCTTATTTCTTCTATATAGTCTGAGCATATTCCAAAGTATCCTAGATCTTTAATATACTTTGTACCCTGATTTTTTTCTGGTAATACAAGAATAGAGCAATCAGAAACTTTTTGAGTTCCGGGGTATCCCCAAACAAATCCTTTACTAGTCATAGTGTAGTCATCTGTCTTATGAAAGAAACAATGTAAATCATTTTCTACACAAGTTTCTAAAGACTTATAGTCTTTGCAGTGAATCCAAAGGCTATCTTTTCTTTCCTTTAACCATTCTAAATCTATAAAGTGATCTGGAGTACTATGTCCTAGGTATAATTGTCCAAGATTAGTTCTTAAATCTATTTCTACTTCATACCCTGCAAAAATGGCTGCATCAATGTAGAATGGATTATTCTCATCTTTTAATATTGGACCATTTAAATTTCCACGGTGTGCTATGTATTTCATTTTTCAACCTGAACCCATATCCATTGACGATGATTATCCCCAGGACCAGTTGGTCTTAAATCAGATTTATAATTTTTAAACCCAATCTTATTTAATAAATCATCCTTTAATTCTTCTTCATCGGTAATACTTACGTCCGCATGACCATTTGTACTTACTGCTTCATAAATATTGTCATAGTATTTGGCAGTAACAATGTTTTCTTTACCACCGTAGCCCATTTGAAAACAAAGTTTTCCTCCTGGTTTTAGAACTCTATATGCTTCCTTTAATATATTAAATCTAATTTCATGCACACAAATATGTTGAAAACAAATAACTGCAAACATAACATCGTATACACTATCTTCAATCATAGATAGGTTATCTCCAGAAGTGTGGTATAGATTTGGAACGTCAATACCATTATGTTCTAAATTTACCTTAGACTTCTCTAAGTTAATGTTGGATATGTCAACCCCATCAATTCTTTTAAATCTATTATGAAACTTAACTAAATTTCTACCTGGACCACATCCGTAGTCAAGGGCAATCATGTCGGTTGTATCAAAGTCTTTAAAAAGATATGTATTGTAGTCTTCCCAATAGTTGTGTGCATCGTATGATCCAACAACTGGGTCTTTAAATTGTAAACTCCAGATTGCTGCGTACTTATCATAATATTTATTTTGCATATTTAGATAGTCTTGTTTATTTTTATTCATTTGTTATTCTCCAAGTAGTAGTTTAAATCTTCCGGCGTTCCTATGCCCCACATTTTTTCTATTTCTTTTACCCTTATCTTTTTACCATCTTCAATTGCTTGATTGAAAACAGGACAAACGTAAAATTCATTATTAGTTCTTATATCTTTTTGTATCATATCTTCAGCATACTTTACGTAATCTGATCCGTGCTTCCAATAATATATACCTACTGTTGCATTATCTGATATAGGATTTTTTTCGGCTACCTCTGATACAAAGCCATTGTCACCAATCTTTGCATAGGACCACTTAGGATGTGTAGCCTTAAAAGTTAATATGCCACCGTCTATTTCATCTGCATCAAAAGCATAAAGACATTCATTACTATTCCATTCTACAATCTGATCAGAGTTTGCAATTAATAAAGGCTCGTTACTATTTATATATTCTTTTGCTAGTAAAGTTGTTATTGCAGCACCTTCTGTTATGCCATTGATTGTTACAATGTCGCATCCTGGTTTTATTAAGTTTAATACTTGTTTTAAATTATATTTATGAAAATGCTCTTCTTGAACTATAAACACATAATGAGCATCTATATTTATATTATCTACTACAACTTGAATCATTGGCTTTCCATTAACTTCAATTAGTGGCTTAGGGAAGGTGTATCCTGCTTGTGCAAATCTAGATCCAGCACCAGCCATGGGAATTAATACATTCATCTTTTCATTTTTCCAAGGCACTCGGTTGTTCTCCTTTATTTGGAATCTATCTATCATACCAAAAAACCTATCCCTATCTAGGTCATCTGCGTCTTTAATGCCGTACAGGTGCCCTCCAGAGGCTATAGCACCCTGTCTACCAATATGTGAGTCTTCTACAATTATTGTATTTTGAGGTAGTGCATTTAATGCTGTCATACATTTCCAATACATTTCTGGGTATGGCTTATGATGCTTTACATCTTCATTGCTAACTATGTATTCAATATATCCTAATACTCCAATGGCATTTAATGCTGTTATGATAGTCTCTCTAATTGAATTACTTGCTACCGCAATTTTCCATCCATCTTTCTTTAACTGCTTTATTATAGATATTGCTGTTCTATTTTCTGAAAGTTTTTGTAGTATATCTATTGTTTGTCTTTGTTTTTCTTTCCATACTTGATCGTGATACTCTACTGGAAGCCCTTTTAATTCTGTTAACATTTTTAATTTCATAGTAGTTCCAAGGCCATCATATTTTGATAAATGTTCTTCTCTTGTAACAACAAACTTAGGGTTAATCTTTATTAAAGCATTATTCAGTGCGTCATAGTGAACATCTCTAGAGTCAATCAACACACCATCAAGATCAAATATAACTAATTTATTATCATGCATTTGGATTAGGACCCGCATGTCTATGCCATTTGTTATGTCTAACAATAGCCTTTCCATTGCACTTCATTACATATTTATCTCTAACTCTCATTGACCATTCAACATCTTCTTCTTCATTCCATCCAAGGCTTTCGTTTAATGGCTCTTCAATCATTACGTGTTTTTTTATTATAAAGAATCCACCAGAGATATACATGTACTGAGTTTGTGTCCAATCATCATAATCTAATGACCACGCTCTTCCGTGACCTGGCTTATCCCACAGAGACCAGTCCATAGGATTACGAGAGCCTGTAATTAAATACTGAGAGCAAGAACATATGTCCCAGTCTGTTCCAAACTCTTTAAAACTTTGATACCAATTTTGATCAAAGACATGATAGTCATGCATCAAAACTATATTTTCATATTTAGATTCTTTAACTAATATATTTTTTTTTCTTGTAATCCACATTTGTTTTTGACTTTCATCAAAGTCTACCTTGCGAATATCTGATCCATCTATGCCTTCACTGTCTCCACCACCAAGAAATAGTATTTCATATTCTGGAATACTTAGGTCACGAATACTTTTTATAATATGTAATAGTCTATCTTTATCTTGATATGTTGTTATTATTCCAAATGTCCATGGAATATCTTCCATAATTATGCCTTAGAGTTTCTTTTTGCTAACAACGCTGGGAAGTCTTTTACTTTGGTGTCTCCCATATAACCCCAAGCATATCCTTCATCAATCATCATTTGATTTAAGGACTTATCGAAACCTTTAATATGTAGATCTCCAAGGATGCGACCATATTTTTCTGTAGAATCTGGCTTTTGTGTTTTAATAATAATGTTTTCTGCACTCTCAAGTTTTTTCTTAAGCCACTCTTTTGATTGTAAACCTAATTCTTTTTCACGCAGGTCTGTTGTGCGAGATTCTGGGGTATCGATACCTGCAAGACGGACACGTTGGAAGTAAGAAACATTAAAGCCCAAATCAATATCAACATCAATTGTATCTCCGTCTACTACTTTATAAACTTTCTTTACATGGTATTCATACATGTTTTAATTATACCTTATCCTTTAATTGAAAATTAAAGTCAGATCTTACATAGTCTTGTATTTTTTTAGCATATTCTTTACCCCGCAAATTATCCATAAAAACGACTATCTCTGTTGCCATTTCAAATGGATTTATGTGATACTTTATATCTTGCAGGTGCTCTATAAACTCTGCTAAGTCATTTACACGATAGTCTTTATGTTTACGAATCTGCATTAGCCTTAACTCGCTTTAGTTGACCTGTTCTAAGACCATGCTTATATGCTAGATTGGCTGCTTTCCTACAAGCCTTTCTTGCAGCACGTTTTTTAGCAGGATCCCAAGCGGTGGCTTTTTCTGATCTTTTAATTAAATTGTAGCCACCACGACTTCTTCCTGTAGCACCAATATTAGGCTCTTTAGGATTTTGTTTTTTTGCTTTGCCATTTGATCTGTTAGTATTTCTTTCAGATGTTTTCTTTTGTGCCATCGTTCTCCTTATACTTCTAAATCTAGGGGTGTTGGTGCAGTAACAAGGGTACCACATTCTGCACATTCAGAATCTAATAAATATTGTTCTATGTTATATTCTTCATCAAATGTAACTAATACTTTAAATATATTAGTACCACAAATTGGACATACGCTTGTTGGTATTCCTCTTGCGTTTAGAGACATACTTCTTCTTTCTTAAATAGTCGTAAAGTGTTGGTTCTGTAAATATCATCATACCGCAAAAAACAACTATTGTCAATAAAAGTTCCCAAGTCAAGAGTTTTTCCTAGTATCTGACCACGTAGCCCAGTTAACTGAGGTCATCTTAATCTTTTCTGCAAAGGTCATGCCACAGGTACAGGCAATGTCTTTTAAACGCTTGCAATCTTCACAGTAATTTGATTCAGACATGGATACTATTAT